GCTATTGAAAAAGGTTATTCTGAAATAGGAACAAGAGCAGCAGAAATTAAAGGATATAAAGTAACGAACCCTTACGAAGTTTCAATATACCCTAATAATTTGCCTTTAAAAGGGTTTAGCCCGAGAAATAAAAATTTACCTTCAGACGTAATATAAAATGGCAGAAGCACTACTCATAACACGACAAGACGTTGTTAAATTCACTGCAATGAATGGCAACGTAGACACGGACAATTTTATTCAGTACGTCAAAATAGCGCAAGACATTCACATACAAAATTACTTGGGTACTGATTTACTTGAAAAATTAAAGTCCGAAATTATTTTAGCTTATTCGGGAATACCTACAGCTATTACAATAAGCAACCAAGGGACGGGGTACACTACGGGAACTGCTATAAATACAACAAGTACAACGGGAACGGGATTAAAGTTAAATATTACGGCCGCGGGTGGTTTAATTACTGCGGCTACAATTGACACGGCTGGCACGGGTTACACGGTAGGAAGTACGGCAACAGTGACGGGTGGCACAAATGGTGCGGTTACAATAAGTTCAATTTACGATATACCTACAAACTACAAAAACCTTTTAGTTACGTACGTTAAGCCGATGCTTATTCACTGGGCTATGGTTGAATTTTTGCCATTTGCGGCTTTCACGATAGCGAACAAAGGGGTGTACAAACACAATTCTGAAAACGCTACTAATGTAGAAAAGGTAGAAATTGATTTCTTAATAGAAAAAGAGCGTTCTATTGCACAACATTACACTGAAAGGTTTATTGATTATATAGCATTTAATAACGATTTGTTCCCGGAATACAATAGTAATTCAAACGGGGATATGTACCCGGACACAAATAACAATTATACTGGCTGGTATTTATGAAGAACTACAAACCAAAAGACGAAAACATAAAGAAATTATTAACCTATTTAAGTAAGCAAAATGGCAAACGTAAAGATAAGTCAATTAACGGCAAAGGGAAGTAATATAGTTGCTACCGATCGTTTTGCAATTGCGCAAGACGATGGAGGTGGCACGTTTTCAAGTAAGTACGTTACGGGTGCTGAAGTTCGTAATAGGGCAAGAGCTACTTTTACGTCGCAACATACCCTTACATTAAGTGATGCAAATAAAGTAGTAGAATTAAACTTTAATTCAGGTAATAATTTAATTATACCTACAAATACTGCGGTTGCTTTTCCTTCAGGAACTATTATAACTTTAGCACAATACGGAGCTGGGCAAGTTACTATTGTAGCCGATACGGGAGTGACATTAAGAAGTAGTGGTGGTAAGACTAAAACAACGGGACAATATTCCGTAGCTACATTATACAAAAGAGATACGAACGAGTGGTATTTATACGGAGATATAACAACATAAATAATTAGATATGGCAAATGATATAGGCTGGGGCGAAGGGGCGTGTAATAACGATATAGGCTGGGGAATAGCACAAGAATACTTTTCATGTAGTGGTTCGGGTGAAGCACCCGTAGGAGCTACATTAATGAAAACGGGACAAACTACTTCGTATAGAACGGGTGACGATGGGGATTTAGAAGCGGGTAGGGCAACTGATTTTACGACACTTGAAAGTAATAATCCTTTCGGAAATACGAATAGATTTACCGACGAATTAGGCGGTTCAACGTACACTAATAATATTGTGATTGATTGGTCGACATACGACGGTTCAACTGTGTTGGGTCTTTCAAGAGTTGCAATAGCTACGGGTAATACTTGGAACCAAGCTGTGGACAATTCACTTGCTTTTTCAGTTGGAACTTTCACAAGTGGTTGGAGATTACCAAACATTAGAGAGATATTTAATTTAACTAATTATGTTAATAATGCAGATAATTTATTAAATTATTCACCTTTAAATTTAGCTTCATTGGGGAAGGTTTATTGGAGTTCAACAACAAATTTAGGAGTAACAACACAAGCTTATGTTCTTAGTAATGTAGGTTTGACATCATTACAGTCTAAAACATCATCGACTGCGTTTACTTACTTCCCCGTAAGAACATTCACGGTTTCAGGAACAACATTAACTTAATAAAAATAAAAAATGGCAACTTATAAATTTGAACAATTCAACGTTGAAATAGTAAACCCAACGGTGACGGTAACAACGGTAACGGACAACATAATAGACAAAGTTTGTTCTGCTACTGTAATTTTAAAAACTACTACGGCTAATTTCGGAATCAATTTCGACGGGTATACGTACACCGAAGATTGGAACGATCAAGATATAATAGACTGGGTTAATAACGTAGAACTACCGAAATACGAAGTTAGATGAAAATGATACCTATTACACAATTTATTGAAATAATTAAAAAACAAGGTGCGGTAGGTGTTTTAGCTTTGTGGCTTGCATATACACATTTCGAGGTTCAAGACGTTAAAGCACGTTTGTACAACTGTTTAGATAAAAACGAATACTACAATCGTAAACCAATTGAAGAAAAACAACCTACTTTACCAGCGTTAAAAAATGACACGCTTGCGGTACTTGAAAATAAAAGTCGTAAATTAGCGAAAAAATAAGTTATGAAGCTAACAAACAATTTTAGTTTAAACGAGTTCAACAAGCATAATTTTACGTTACCTACGGACGTATTAAGAAACTTAATTGAACTTGCAAAGAATCTTCAGGTGTTACGTGACGAGGTTAAAAAGCCTATTAAGATTACAAGCGGTTACAGACCAGCCGAACATAACGCTAAAATAGGCGGTGCGACTAAGTCAAGGCATATTACGGGCGAAGCTGCGGATTTTAAAATAGAAGGTTACACACCGAAACAAGTTGCGGCTATTATCGAGAAATTGATAGCAGCGGGTAAAATGAAACAAGGCGGTTTAGGAATATATAGCACGTGGATACATTACGACACTTTCTTTAACGGTAAACATCCAAGACGTTGGACTAAATAAAATAATTATGGCAAAGAAAAAAATAACAATTGACACGGATAACGTAGACGTTAATTTAGAAAAAGACGGTACAAATATCAAACTGGATATAGACACTAAAAACGTAGATATTCACGTATTAAAAGACGAAGTAAACAAAGAATTTAAATTAGATAGTAAAAACATTGATATTGAAATATCCAAGACCGCTGAAGGGTTGGAGGTGAAAGTCGAATCTAAAGGCGGTATTTGGAAACTGATAGCTAAAAGAATCGTTAAATTCATAGTAAAACGTTTTAAAGTAGGAAAATAGTACTTAGATACATACCGTTAGAACTGTTACTAAGTCATTTTAAAAAATCTTTCTGTTTGTTTTGTGTTATGAAACCCTTGAGAAATCAGGGGTTTTGTTATTTATGTAAATTATTTTTAATAAAAAGTATTGTTATATTAAACTTTTATATTAGTTTTGCGTATATCATTTAAAAAAACACAATGAAAAAACGAACAGGAATCTTAATTAACTCAATTATTATTTTGTTGGGTACAACTTACGAAAGTTACTTAATGTTAGGAGCTGGTGTAATTTGTTTATCTTTAGTAATAATATCTAAAACTAAAAGACATGAAGCGAAAAACTAATTTAGTAAATACTTATTTTCCGTTCCGTCCGAACGTAGAATATTTAAAGCGCAAGTGGATGAATAAAATTTGTCCTGAAGATAAAGGTGGATCATTCAACGAAAAGCTATACAATGATTATTTAGATGCTATAATAAATTATACAAAATGAATTGGCAAATTAAGAAAAAACGGACTAAGCAAGTTACAGTTACGTTCGAGTGGACTGAAAAAGGCGATTTAATAGCTATTTTAAGTGATTTAAGCGCGTTAATTAGCTCGGGAGTAGAAACGTACCACAACCAAAAGAAAAGCATTCTAACGGCAGATAAATGGCACGAAATAGAATTTAGCCAAAAGTACGTAGATAAAATTCATGAAGAAGTAGAATCCGATATTAACGGAGAATTAAAATTAGTAATTAAAAGTAAGATATGAAAACAGCAGTAGAATGGTTGGAAGAACAAATATATCTGTATGGTATAAACCCTCACCAAAGTTTATTTGAACAAGCCAAAGAAATGGAGAAAGAGCAGATAATAGACTCATACCATAAAGGACAATTATCTGTGTTGGATGTTTTGGAAAAAGTCTTAACACCTATGGGCTTTGATTCAACCTCATACAAAGAAGATAAAGAAGATGCAAATGAATATTATA